GGGTGACGGCATTATTAACATTATTGCGTATGACCAGTTACGTTATCTCAAAAATAAAGATACTATGATATTTGGCGGTACTGCTACAGAATTGCTGCAATTAATAGGTAAGAATTTTTCATTAAAACTAGGAAGTGGTGTCGAAAACACTGGTTTTTCAGTGCAAACACAAATATTTGATAACAAAACGCTTTTTGATATGTTAGAAAGTGTACTTGATGACACACTTGTTGCTACTGGTAAGAACTTTGTACTTTATGACGATTTTGGCTTTCTATTTTTGAAAGATATGGAAAATATGGTGCTAGAGGATTTTTTGATTGATAAAAGCAACATACAAGATTTTAGCTATAGCACTAGTATAGATGACAATACCTACAATAAAATTAAATTAGCATATGACAATAAACAAACAGGTGTACGTGAAATATTTCAAACACAAGATACTGTTAATATGGGAAATTGGGGAACGTTGCAATACTATGAAAAAGTGCAAAGTAAAGAATTGGCGAAGCTGAGGGCGGAGGCGTATTTAAAAATTTATAACAGAAAGACAAGAAATTTACAGATAAAAGGGGCTTTCGGTGATGTAAGAGTAAGAGCCGGTACAGGTATTTATGTCAATTTGGATATAGGTGACATTGTTGTTAATAATAGAATGTGGGTGGAAAAAGTCAAACATACATTCGAGCAAAATTTACACACTATGGATATGACGTTGAGGGGTTGGGAGTTTGTAGAGTAGGTGAATTTTAAATTTATGGCAAAAGAAGAACAGTTTTTAAAAATAATAAAACAGGCAGCATTAGATGCAGTGTTCGATAGTAGCCCGTGCGATTTCTGCATTGGTGTGGTTGTAAGTGAAAGCCCTTTGTCTATACAGCTAGACCAAAAATTGACGCTTACAGAGGAATTTTTATTTTTGACAAGAAATGTCACAGATTACACCATTACTATGGTTGTAGACCATACTACAGAGCCCGAAATGGGCGGTAGTTGTGGGGAACATTGCAGAGAACACAGTCACGATTATATAGGAGAAAAAGAATTTATAGTCAAAAACCATTTGACAGAAGGCGAAAAAGTTGTACTTGCAAAAATGGCAGGCGGTCAAATGTTTATTGTATGGGATAGATTGGGGGTGTAATAAATGGGAGAAATAAGAACTTCTATACAGCTTTTTAATGGTATGACACCGGCACTACAAAGCATTACAAATGCTCTAAATATGACAATAAGCCATTTCGAGCAAATGGAAAGGGTATCAAGGAATAGTGTGGACACTTCTGCATTTCAAGCGGCTAGAAATGAAATTCGTAATGCAGAAGCTACTGTTGCAGAAATGCAAGAGGCGTTGAGAGAGGTAGCTAGAAATGGTGCAGATGTCACAAGAAGTTTTGACGAAATAGGGCTTGCGGCAAATAGTGCAGGGCAAACAGTAAGTCAAGCATTTCAGACAGTACAACAACAGCAATCTGCTATAGCGGGGATTGCAGGGACATCTGAAACTGCTTTACAGCAAATCACAGAAGCCATACAACAACAGACAAATGAAATCATGATAATGTCGGAAGCAATTTATCGGGCCACAAACAGAACAACAGAAAGCACACAAAGACAAACACAACAAACACGACGACAAACAGAAGAAACACAAAGGCAAACACGAGAAAGGCGAAGGCAGACAGAAGAAACAGAAAGACAGACGCAACGTGTGACGTTACTTAGAAGGATTTTTCAGACAATGACAACGCCTATAAGAGGGGCAACATACGCCGTTTCTGTTTTAGGAAGGGAATTGACAGGGGCAAACAATGCTGCAAATGGACTATTAGGGACATTAAAAAGCATGGCAGGAATGTATTTATCGTTTCAAGGCATTAAATTTACAGGGGAATTGTCGGACAATGTGACATCGGTGTTATCTAGGCTAAACATGATAAATGACGGCTTAAGAAGTACAAAAGAATTATCTGAAGTAATTATGAAAGCGGCTTATGAAAGCGGTGCGGGCTATTTGGACACTGCCGAAGCCATTGCCAAAATGGGACTAAATGCAGGTTCTGCATTTCAAAGCAATGATGAACTCATATCATTTATGGAACAGATTAACAAGACTTTTGCTATAGGCGGAGCGTCTGCCACAGAACAATCTAACGCTATGATACAGTTGTCGCAAGCTATGGCGGCAGGGGCATTAAGGGGTGAAGAACTCAATTCCATATTAGACGCTGCTCCAGGGATTGCCCGAAATATTGAGAAATACATGGGTTGGGCAGAAGGTAGTATTAAAAGCTATGCGGAAGATGGTAAAGTTACGGCAGATGTCGTAAAAAATGCTATGCTTTCTATGGCAGAAGAAACAAACGAAAAATTTAACAGTATGCCCACAACAATCAGCAGAACATTTGAAAAAATAAAGACGCTTGCACTAAAAAGTTTTACGCCCGTTTTGCAAGGGATAAACGGCTTATTCAACAACAGCAATGCAGAAAGCATACTGTATCAGTGGGGTTCGGTATTCCAATATATTGCAGACAGAGCGACTGTTACAATAGAAAAACTCAAAACATTGCTAAATAGTGAACAATTTCAAGCGTTTTCTAGTGATATTATGACGATATTTGCAGAAGCTGGTGCGGCGATTACTTGGGTATTTGACAATATCGTAAACGCTTTCGACTATGTTGTCACACATTGGGAAGAAGTCAAACCCGTTTTAACGGGCTTGGCGATGACAATCGGTATCGTCACGGCGGCACAATGGGCACTAAACATTGCTATGTCACTCAATCCTGCAACGCTCGTTATAGTAGCAGTAGGTGCATTGATTGTGATGTTTTACAAGCTTGTTGACCACATAAACAAAGTGAAAAATACAAGCATTTCCGCAACGGGTATCATTGCGGCAGCGTTTGCTGCAATTTATGCTACAGCAAAAAATAGTGTTGTAGGTGCATGGAATTTATTTGCTGATTTCGTGAATTTCGTATATAACTTTTCCAAAAATAAAACAGAAGCGATAAAAGTGTTGTTTTTTGACTTGGGAGATGATATACTTGCAAGTTTTCAAAATGTGATACAAGGGCTTTTATCTGTTACAAGTCACATACCGAAATTATCTTTTATTACAGAAGGGCTTGAAAAAGCGGATAACTTTTTGACAAGATGTAGAAATACAGCACAAGATTTATCACAACAAGCAAAAAATAAAATGGATTGGGAGGAGTTTATACCTAGATTTGGTTATACAAATGTTACCGAATTGGTAGAAACAGTATACCACAAAATTGCTGATTTTGGGGCAGGTTTTGGGGAATATATGGAGGATTTTAACCCTTTTGAAGGCGTAGAAAGTATGAATGGCTTGCTTGAGGGCATATTGAAAAATACACAAAATATGTCAAAAGATACAAGTAGTATAAAAAGCAATATGGAAATGGACAAAGAGGATTTGGAGTTTATAAGGACAATGGCAAATATCAAATATGGTGATAAATATATTATGCCTCAAGTGAAAATTGAAATGACAAACAACAACACAATACAAAATGATATGGATTTAGACGGCTTTTTTAATAAAAAAGTGGAAGAGATGGCAAATATTGTACAAATGTCGGCGGAAGGAGTGCATATATAATGTATCAATACTATATAGACGGTGTACTACTACCCGTTGCCCCAAGTGCTATGGATACAAGTATCAACAACAATAATACCACAATAAAGTTGTTGAATGGTGAAGAAATTAACATCATAAAAAAAGTGGGGCTGTCTGATGTTTCATTTACGGCACTTTTGCCAAACAAAGAATATCCCTTTACAATATATGAAGGTGGTAGTTTTCAAAATGCAAAATATTATTTGGATTTATTTGAAAGGCTTAAAAAATCACAAAAGCCTTTTTTGTTTTTGGTGATAAGAACAGATGAAAGCGGTAATGTCGTTTATAGGGGCGGTGACGACGAGGACAAAGAGCCGTATTACACATTGGAAGAATATACCATAAAAGAAAATGCAGAAGAATATGGCACGGATTGTGGTGTGGAATTGTCATTAAAACAGTATAGAAGTTATGCTACTGCAACGGGCAGTATACAAATAGACCAAAATAGTCAAACCGCTACCGTGACACAAAAAAGAGATAGCACTTCAAAACAAACAGCAAAAAGTTACACGGTTCAAAAAGGCGATACACTATGGAATATCTGCAAAAAAGAATTGGGTGACGGTGCAAAATATCAAGAAATTGCACAAAAAAACAGTATTACTACACCAAACAACATACAGGTAGGACAGGTGATACAGTTGGAGTAAGGGGGTATAATAGTAATGCTACCACAAAATAACAACTTGTTAAATCGTGGCATTGAGGTAAAAAGTAATGCTTCTAAAACGTATTATATTGACACAAAAAATGAAAAAATGACAGGTATGACAGATGGCATTGAAGCGTTAAAACAAGCTATCTATTTGATACTTAGTATCGAAAGGTATGATTATGTAATATATAGTTGGAATTACGGTATAGAACTAAAAGATTTGTTCGGAAAGCCTACAACATACGCTTGTGCGGTGTTACCTAGTAGAATAAAACAAGCATTACTGCAAGATGACAGAATAAAAAATGTATATGATATTGTCACAAAAGCAGAGGGAGAAACGGTTTTTGTAAAATTCACAGTTGATAGTGTTTTTGGAGCGTTTGAACAGGAGGTGAAGTACATTGTATGAACATATGACATTTGAAAAAATAATAAAAGATATGCTTGATAAAGTGCCAAATACGCTGGACAAAAGAGAGGGAAGCGTACTATATAATGCCCTTGCACCTTCTGCTGTAGAGTTGCAAAATGCCTATATCGAAATGGACAACATACTAGATATGGTATTTATAGATACTACAGAAGGTGTTTTTCTCACTAAAAAATGTCACGAAAGGGGAATTGAAAGACTACCCGCTACCAATGCTATATGTAAAGGGGAATTTAACATTGATGTGCCTATAGGTAGTCGCTTTTATTTGGAGGGGCTACATTATATTGTTACAGAAAAAATGTCACAAAATGTTTTTAAATTGCAGTGCGAAACTTCTGGAGAAAAAGGCAATCACCCACTAGGTAATATGATACCAATGGAGTACATACAAAATTTGACAAGTGCTGTACTAACAGAAGTGCTTATTTCTGGTGAAGAAGTAGAAAGTGACCAGAGTTTAAGACAAAGATATTATGATAGTCTTTTTGGGCTTGCTTTTGGTGGAAATATTGCAGATTATAAGCAGAAAGTGTTGCAAATGCAAGGTGTTGGAGCGGTGAAGGTGTACCCCACTTGGCAGGGCGGCGGTACAGTAAAGTTAGTGATACTTACATCAGAATACAACGCCCCTAGTCAAGAATTGGTGGATATGGTACAGACAGCAATAGACCCTACACAAAATCAAGGGCAAGGTTTGGGATTGGCACCTATTGGACACGTTGTAACGGTGGTAGGGGCAGAAAAAACGACAGTAAATGTCGCCGCTCATATCACATATCAGAATGGTTATTATTTCGATAGAATACAAGCGGCACTTCAAAATACTATTGACGATTATTTTAAACAGCTTAATGAAAGCTGGGGAAATGAGAAAAATTTAGTGGTGAGAGTGTCACGAATTGAAAGCCGTATATTGGATTTAGAGGGCGTATTAGATGTAAGTGATACAGAACTAAATGGGCAAATGAGAAATATTGAAATTGACGAAAACAATATTGTAATAAGGGGGCAGGTGTATGACAAGAGAAGTTGATTTGTGTCAGTATCTGCCAGAAGTGATAAGAAATGTAAGAGAATATCAAGTGTTGTGCAATGTACAAAGTCCACAAGTCAATGCACTGTGGAAGGCTCTTGAAGTCGTTTTTGATAATGGCTTTTTAGAAAGTTTGACGGAATATGGTTGTCAAAGGTGGGAAAAAATACTACAGCTAACACCAGATAAATCAGAAAGTTTAGAAACACGCCGTAAAAATATCTGGATACGATTGAATGAAAATTTGCCTTATACATGGAAAAGACTTGTAATGCTTATGGATAGTATATGCGGTGAAAATGGCTACACTATGACATTGTACCACAATGATTATTTTTTAGACGTTTCAATACAACTCACAGAGCAAAATTTAGAAAGCCACATTGTCAAACAAGTGCTTGAAATGTTCGAGAGAGTACTACCAGCAAATATTGAATACATCAAGAAATTTCGATACGATGTAGAGGATACAAGTGTAAAGGTAGGTGGCACTACTGTAATAGCACAAGTTGTTGATGTGCTACCACTTATGCCCTCAAGCTATGAAAATCAAGCAGAATTGTATACAGATGGCGTGTTGTGTGTGGGATTGAGTGCGGAAATAAAGGAGGGATAGTATGCAAAAATACTTGTATAGTTTCGAAAGATTTTCATAACTTTTGGTCTTTGTCAGAAGGAATATATCGAACAATATCTTTTACATCACAGTCCAAAATTCGGCATAAGTCATTTAGTGTTTTAGTTGATACATCTTTGTTGTGTTTTAAACGATGGAGCGTACTATGTGATAAATGATGTTTGTTTGTCAAAGTATACCAATTTTCAGTTGATTTTTCTAATGTTTTCCAAAATGGCAAATAGTCAATCACATTCAACACTCCTTTCGATTTTATATTTAACAATAGAATAAAATATATTCTGATGCTTGAATATCTTCGTAAAAACGAATATACTAAAATAAATGAAAATAGAATGTATCTGTTGTATAGTGTGAAAGGAGAATAAGTATCAAATGAATTTTTATGAAATCAGGTATGTAATTGAGGACGAGCAACAACAAAGGCTATTAGCATTAGCAGAGCGTTATAAAAAAGTAAATGGCTGGAATGAAAAGGAAATATTACAGTTTGCAGTTACTGCCACCTCTAAATATGATATAGAAGCGAAACTTCAGTTTTTAGTAAAGCCTTCTCTCCTTTCCAAATATAAATTCCTAAACTTGCAGACCACGAGATTAAAACGTCTCCATTATTGATTTCATATTTCTCATTATACTTGCCATTAAATCTGTTACATTGATAAGAATTCCCTGTTAAATCTTGAATTCTAATAATAGGCAATCCTACATTTGACCAATCATCTGGTTTAAAAGCATATCCATTCACATATGTAGCAACATCTCCTAATTTTACCCTCACAACATTCCCTCCAATTCTATCAGTCCCTCTGCAATCTGTTTTTCCAACTTCTGCAACTCTGCTAATATTTCATTTGTAGGGGGGTATTCTACTGGCACATACTCCACTTCTTTATATTTATTGATAGAAAGGTCATAGCCATTTTGTGCAATTTCTTCTTTTGGTACAAAAAAGGATTGCTCTGTTCTTTTTCTATCTGCTTCTTTTTCCATATTGTGAAAACGTTCCAGCATATCTGGAATATCATTTTCTGCAATTTCTGTACGTTTATCGTCCAAACTAAAGCCGTCTGCCTTCATATCATAAAACCATACTTTATCTGTTCCACCTGCTCCTGTTTTTGTAAATACAAGCACAGCAGTAGAAACACCCGCATATGGCTTAAATACTCCTGATGGCATGGATATGACTGCTGTAAGCTGATGATTTTCTACCAGTTCCTTACGAATTGATTTATGTGCTTTACTGCCACCAAACAATACACCATCAGGCACAATACAAGCACAGCGTCCACCCTTTTTTAGCATACGCAAAAACAATGTTAAAAAAAGCAATTCTGTTTTTTTGGTGTTTGTAATGGCTTTTAAATCATCATTGATACTTTCAGAGTCAACTGTACCCGCAAATGGTGGATTTGTTAGTATCAGCGTATATTTTGAATTAATATCATTTTGTTTTGAAACACTATCTTTATAATCAATATTAGGGTTTTCTATAGAATGTAGCATAGTATTCATTGCCGAAATTCTCAGCATTGTCTGGTCAGTATCAAATCCCGAAAACATTGTTGTTGTAAAATGCTTCCATTGCTTGCTTGTCATAACAGATTCATAATGTTGTCGTATATATTCCGTAGAGGATACCAAAAAGCCTGCTGTTCCACAAGCTGGGTCTATCAAGACGCTATGTTTGATACAAAGAAAAAAGCCTTCTCCGGTGTAAAAATACCGAAAAAGACGCAAAACAAGGGCTGCTGAGGTCAAGTTCGACTTCGGAAGCCCTTGTTTTATCATAGTTGTGCTGTAATTTACGATGCGGGAATCATCAGAATTAACTCGTCTGAATCGAGCTGAACAGTTATAATTAAATAGTATGCCATAATTAAAAGGTATAAACACACCTCCCGAACAGAAAATTACACTTTGTTCATAAATTTAGTATTGACATACTAAATTCTGTGTGTTAGAATACTTACATAAGCTAAAGGAGGTATCTGTATGAGCAATCGTGCATCGTATGATAAAGAAATTTTTAACGCTATTGACATTTTAAGAAGTTACGGATTCAACGACCAACAAGCCCTAATCGATATCCTGTGCAGAGTTACGAGAACCAAGAAAGCTCTGGCAGTCGCTGAGGCAGATACCGACACCGTGTATCGCACTATGCAGGAAGTAACTTCTTCAATGCCTCGTTTCCCCGGAGACGCTGACCTGTTCTTCAAAATGTATAACATCCTATCTTCCATTGATGGCCACGCTATTCTTTCCTATTTAAATGCATCCAGTGAGGGACGTGAGCTTGCGGCACCGGAAGTGCTGGTGGAGAAATTTGCAGAATATATCACAGACAAGACCGAAAGCGTTCTCATTCCTGAATGTGAACAGTACGGACCCGGTCTTCTGGATATCATCAAGAATCACCCTGCTATCAAGTTCACCTTGACCTGCAAGCAGGAATTGAAATACGAGTTGCTCTCTTCGGTTTATGCCGCATGCAGCAACGCAAAGGTTCAGATGGCTGACATATACAGTTACGGTTTCACTTCCGAGCACTTTGACCTTATTGTTGCTATTCCGGTTTTCGGCGGACGCATGTTGGTAAACGATGAAGATTTCATCAGCCGTGAACCCGACCTGATTGCAGTTCAAAACCTGCTCTACCATATAAATATGGATGGCGAGCTTGTAATCGTCTTACCGGCCAAGATCACCTTTGGTGGTGGAAGCACTGCATCACTCAGAAGTTATATCGAAAGCAACTATAAAATCAAGGAAATCAGCTCCTTACCTGCTGGACTGTTCACGCCATATACCGCAATAAGAACGTATCTCTTCGTTTTTTCAACCGGAACGACTGACGATGTAGTTCTGAAACAATACGAACCCGACAAGCCTATCAGGAGAACTTCTTCCTGTCAGAAACTCGTTGTAGCAAACGAACAGCTTCTCTTTAGTGATGAATTTGCCGAGCTCAGTGGCTGGAACATCGATATGGCGTTTTCTGAGGAAGACGACGACATCAAAGCCTTTTCCGCTTCTCCTGTGAAAAAACTCCACCTTAAAGATGTGGCCACCGTTTTCAGAGGCAAGGCTGTGAATACCAAGACCGAAGGTGGAAATATCGGAGTCATCAACATTTCAAACATCAGCGATACAGGCATTGACTATTCTGGCCTCGACTACATCGTTGATGAGGAGCGAAAAGTCTCCCGTTATATTTTGCAGACTGGAGATGTTTTGGTGACAGCCAGAGGCACTACCGTTAAAATTGCAGTATTTGAAGAACAATCTTCTATCTGCATACCATCTGCAAACATCAACGTAATTCGTCCGAAGGATACGCTGAACGGCACCTATTTAAAACTTTTCCTTGAATCTCCCGTAGGAACAAAGATGCTGAAAAGTCTACAGCGTGGAACTGGTGTCGTGAATATCAATTTCAAGGACATGAGTGAGTTGGAAGTCCCTGTTCTTCCTCTCGAAGCACAGGAAGAACTTGTTCAGGAATATAACACCGGCCTGCGCCTTTACAAGGAAACCATCGCCGCAGCCGAAGAAGGCTGGCGCGGAGTACAAGCAGAAATCCAATCGAAACTCTATTAAGTCCAATATTTGGGACCGTTGCTTTGATACTATAAATATGGAGGAATATATATGGCTACTATTTTTAATGAAGATAACACCATTGAACAGATGATACTTTCCACCCTTCAAGGAAATGGCTGGAAATACATTCCCGCCGAGGAACTCCCGCGTATGCATTCGGATGTACTCGTCGAACCGATGGTAAAAAAGGCGCTCATTTGCCTTAATCCTGAAATCGCAGAAGACCCTTCCCGTGCTGATGAAGTTATTTACAAGCTCAGAACCGTCATCTTGTCTGTTCAGCCGCACAACCTTGTCACTCAGAACGAAGTCTTCAAAAAGATGATTTTCGAAGAAAACTCCTATCCTTTTGGCAAGGATGGACGTATGGTTCCGATTCGTTTCTTCGGAACTATGCGCAAAAAAGATCTTGCCCTCAATGAATATGTTGTGACCAATCAGTGGGTATACCCGCAGGCCGAAGGCGGCAAACGTCTGGACATTGTTCTTCTAATCAATGGTTTTCCGATTGCTATCGGCGAATTGAAAACTCCAGTTCGTAGCGCCATTACTTGGTTGGATGCAGCTGGTGACATTTCTGCCTATGAAAAGAGCATCCCCGCAATGTTCGTAACCAACATCTTCAACTTTGCTACCGAAGGTAAATGCTATCGCTATGGCTCCATCAATATGCCTATTAATATGTGGGGACCGTGGCACACTGTAACGCATAAGGTGGAAGGCGGCCTTGCAGATGTAAAAATCAGTGTTGAGGATATGATTACCCCTGAGAACGTCATGGACATTTTCCAGTTCTTCACGATGTTCGCTACTGACAAAAAATATCGCAAATATAAAATCATCTGCCGTTACCAGCAGTTCGAAGGCGCTAACATGATTGTGAGTCGTGTTATCGCCGGTTACCCGAAGAAAGGTCTCATCTGGCATTTCCAAGGTTCCGGTAAATCCTTGCTGATGGTCTTTGCAGCGCAGAAACTGAGAATGATCCCAGAACTCAAAAATCCGACCGTTGTTATTGTTGACGACCGCATTGATCTGGAAACGCAGATTACTGCTACCTTTAACGCCTCGGATATTCCGAACCTGACCAGTGCTGCCACCAAAGAAGAGCTCCTTTCTTTCTTCCGTGGGGACATGCGCAAAATCCTCATCACCACTATTTTCAAGTTTGGTGAAGTTAGTGACGAGCTTAACCCTCGTGACAATATTATCGTTATGGTCGACGAGGCCCACAGAACGCAGGAAGGCGATCTGGGTGAAAAAATGAGAATTGCTCTGCCAAACGCATTCTTCTTCGGTCTGACCGGTACTCCTATCAACCGCATCGACAAGAACACCTTTGCTACCTTTGGCGCTGAAGAAGACCGCACCGGTTATATGAGCCGTTACTCTTTCTCCGATTCCATCCGTGACGGAGCCACCCTTCCTCTTCACTTTGAGCCTGTTCCGGTAGAGCTCCATGTGGATAAGGAAAAACTGGATCGTGAATTTGAAACCATGACCGACGAGGCTGGGCTCAGCAAGTATGAGAAGAACGAGCTTTCTCGCAGAGTGAACATGAAAGCAATCATGTACAATCCTGCCAGAATCCGCAAAGTGTGTGAACACATCGCTAAACACTTTAAGGAAAAAATTGAGCCTAATGGCTACAAAGGTCAGGTCGTTGTTTATGACCGTGAATGTTGCCTGATGTATAAGGCTGTCCTTGATGAACTGCTTGGCGAAGAAGCAAGCACCATCGTCATGGATACCAATAACGATAAAGAAGACCGTTATAAGAAATATCGCCGTGACCGTGATGCAGAAGGCAAGGTGCTGGACACCTTCCGTGACCCTGCCAGCCCGCTGAAGCTCGTTATTGTTACCGCTAAACTGCTGACCGGTTTTGACGCACCGATTCTTCAGGCGATGTATCTGGATAAACCTATGAAGGACCATACCCTTCTGCAGGCAATCTGCCGTACCAACCGTACTTACGACCAGGGAAAAACGCATGGTCTTATCGTTGACTACATCGGCATCTTCGATGATGTTGCACGTGCTCTGGATTTTGACGAAAACAGCATGCGTAAAATTATCACTAACATCGAAGAAATCAAGAAACAGCTTCCTGCACTCCTCAAAAAGTGCTTGAGTTATTTCATGGGAGTTGACAGAACGGTGGAAGGCTGGGAAGGTCTCATGGCGGCGCAGGAATGCTTACCTACAAATAAGGAAAAAGACGCATTTGCTGCCGACTACCGTGTACTGAACCGTGCGTGGGACGCTCTGTCTCCTGACGGTTTCCTGAACGCTTATAAAACCGACTACCAGTGGCTGTCCCGTGTTTACGAGTCCGTGAAACCGACCGATGGCCGTGGTGGTTTGATCTGGGCCTCTCTGGGTGCAAAAACAATTGAGCTTGTCCATCAGAACCTGACCGTCGGCGAAGCTGATGAGGATATGGAAATTCTCGCAATGGACGCTGACCTGATTGATGATTTCTTGGAAAAGCAGAAAGATTTGAAGAAAACCACCAAAAAGGTCGAAATCAATCTTGTAGCCAAAATCATGAAGCACACCAAGAACCCGAAATTTATCAAACTTGGCGAGAAGCTCGAAACCCTGCGTGAAAAGCACGAACAGGGCCTGCTGACCAGCATCGAGTTTCTGAAACTTCTGCTGGAGCTGGCCAAAGAAGCTGCACAGGCTGAAAAAGAAGTTGTGCCGGAGGAGGAAGTTGATAAAGGCATCGCTGCATTGACTGAACTTTTTAACGGTTTGAAAAACCGCAGCACTCCTGTCATCGTTGAGCGCATCGTTGCCGACATCGACAGCATCGTAAAAATTGTACGTTTCGATGGTTGGCAAAGCACCACTGCTGGCAAACAAGAAGTTAAGAAAGCACTCCGCAGTGTTGTCTGGATTAAGTATAAAATCAAGGATAAGGATGTCTTTGATAAGGCTTATAACTACATCGAGCAGTATTATTAATATCACCGAAAGAAAGCGAGGAAATTAGATGATTGGAGCAATTATTGGCGACATCGTCGGTTCCAGATTTGAATGGGACAATCATAGATCGAAAGATTTTGATTTCCTTACTCATAAATGTTTCTTTACCGACGACTCCGTCATGTCTCTGGCTACATGCGATGCATTGCTGCATTGCAAGCCAGACTACAGTGACTTAAGTAATGTTGCGGTTGAATCCATGCAGCGTATTGGACGCCCTTATCCGCATTGCGGTTATGGTGGGTCCTTCCATCGCTGGATGTACTCAGATAATCCGCACCCCTATAACAGCTACGGAAACGGAGCTGCGATGCGTGTCAGCGGATGCGGCTATGTAGCCAATTCCGTCGCAGAGGCCGCAGCACTTTCGAGAGCTGTTACCGAGATTACCCATAATCACCCAGAGGGCATCAAAGGCGCTGAAGCGACTGCTGTTGCAGTTTATCTGGCCCGAACCGGAAGCAGCCTGATGGAGATTCAGGATTATATCGTAAAGCACTATTACCCAATTGACTTCACATTGGATGCTATCCGTGATACCTATCAGTTTAATGAAACCTGTCAGAATAGTGTTCCCCAAACAATAGAAGTTTTGTTAGAATTCAAAAGTTTTGAGGACGCCATTCGTAATGCCATATCTACAGGTGGAAATACGTCTATTCTTATGGCCAATTGAATTTTCTTGAGTGAAACCATATCCGCATACACATTTGTAGACTCTTCTATGAACATTAAATATCACGCTTTTAGAATCTAAAGTAGTGTTTTTAAATTAATTACATTTCGATCCTCATATAAGAATATTTTTTGAATCACAAATAGGATTAATAATACGTTTCTCTTACTTTAGAAAGATTATAAGTGTTAGAATTAAAACTAGCAAATAACTTATTTAAGTCAAATGTGTCAGACTTAACACTTGATTTTAACAGTTCAAAATCTTACATAAGCACCTCACTTTGATATGGTTATTAGGACAAATTAATGGTACTTTAAATTAGTGGGAGTGTGTGGGGGGGGATAACCCAACTTTAAAAAAGCCTAGGTGTGACCTTTAAAAAGGTATAGGTGTATCATCTATAAATAAATGGGTTAAGAACAAAGTGCCAAAAAACCATATCCACATTTATATAAATTTAAGTATTTTTTAATGTTAT